ATCGTAGGAATGGGCTGTAAAGCATCAAAAAGAATCTCTGATGAATGGATTCCAGTGATCATGGCGGTTATTGGTGGGATTCTTGGAGCAGTCGGAATGGGAATTATCCCGGATTTCCCGGCAACGGATTATATTACGGCAGTTGCAGTCGGTATGTTTAATGGACTGTCGGCCACTGGCGTGAATCAGGTTATTAAGCAGACAGTGCAGAAAGAATAATTAAGGAGAGGGTATCATGTATTCGTCTAAAATTACACTTTTCAACTATTACGAAAGTGCCACGACAGGAGATGCATACTGGTATCCTCATGTTTTATCCGGTGTCGACCTCGTTACCGATAAGGGGGCAATCCTTAAAAAGTACGGGCCAGACGCAACAGACAACGCACAGTTACACATCCGATATACCGTCCAGAACGGCGATATAACCATTGCTGACAGGAATGATAAGATTCTCCCATATGTACCGCCTAAAGAGTGGAAACAGCAGATTAACAACGCTCTGGAAGATACTATCACATTCTCAGACGAATCGTTTTTCTGGGAAGGTGAGTGGACTGGTGGAACGGTAATTGACAGTGATTATCGGAATGGATTCTACCAGTACATGAATGAGAACAAGGATAATGTGTTTAAGATTACCAGTGTAGGCGGTCCGTATACACTGATTCCGCATTTTGAAATTTTGGGTAAGTAATATGAGCAAAATTCATCATTTCAAAGGATTCTCCGTAGTTGACGGAGATATGAAAATCAAGCTGAATATGGATAGATTCTCCAGACAGTATCAAGAAGCCCAGTACCTCCTTGATGGAATGGTTATGGACAGTATGATAGAGTTTATGCCAATGATTTCGGGAGATTTTATTGACCGAACAAGAGCCAAAAGTACATCGATGCAAGGGACTGGATTTGTATGTGCGGCGGCAGAACCATATGGACGTTTTCTTTATTTTGGAAAAACCATGGTCGACCCCGCAACAGGTAGCACATGGGCAAGACACGATGCGGAAAAGGTTCTTGTGAGTCAGTATTCTGGCAAGACGAACGCAAAGGAGAATCTTCAATATACAAAATCACCGCATACTCAGGTACAAGCTGAATGGTTCGATGCCGCTAAACGAAAATACGGCAGTACATGGCTTCGCAAAGTAAAAGCACAGGCAGGAGGTGGCAGACATGGCAGATAAACCTATCGGAGTAGATGCAACCGGATATGACATTCTGACAGACGCCATGAAAGCACTTCTAAACCAGTATCCGGGACTACACGACAATGAAATAATCAAATTCGAGGAACTTGGCAAAGAATCGGGAATTGCGTTTTCAGCAGACAACGGGGCGCTGATCTATTCAGAAAAAGAAGATGTTTGTGGCGTAATGCATCAGGTATGCCAGTATCCATTTTATGTGGTATACCGAACAGCATCCGACAAGGAGAGGCAGAAATTATCTGTTCAGAAATTTTTGGATAATCTCGGTAAATGGATATGCAGAGAACCAGTTGTCATAAATGGCACTGAGACACGTTTAAATGCGTTTCCAGAGCTTTCGCAAGGGCGAGTGATAAAACGTATAACCCGTGGAAACTCCTACGGTACAGAGCCGCAGGAGAACGGCGTACAGGACTGGTTATTGCCATTGTCAGTACGCTACGAAAATACTTATGAAGTAATATAACAAGTAACAACCGGCTATCAATTGGAGATAGTCGCTAACCTACACAGCCTTTTAAAAGTTATAGGCAGAAAGGACATTTCTATGGCAGTTACAGGAAAAATTGACCGTAAATATATGGCTCATTATATTGATGCAGGTTCCCTCTGTGGAGGGCTGACACCGAAATATGAGCGTCTTGGCAAGGATCTGGAAGAGTACAATGTAGAACTCAATCCGGACACTGAAACCTCTAAAAACATTCTCGGAGAATCCACGTTCAAACATAACGGCTACGAAGTTTCTTCTGATGCTGATCCGTTCTATGCAGACACTACTTCTGACCTGTTCACAGCGTTACAGAAGATTGTAGATGGACGTCTCAAAGACGATAATCTCAAGACAAAAGCGGTTGAAGTTCATCTCTGGACAGAAGCCACAGCAGGCAAGTATGAAGCATACCAGCAGGAATGCTATGTTGTGCCGACCTCCTACGGTGGAGACACATCTGGCTATCAGATTCCATTTACTGTCAACTATGTTGGCGAACGTGTAAAAGGAAAATTTGATATCAGTTCCGGTACATTCACAGCTGACAGTGAATAAGCACATACACAAGGAGGATATGCTAAATGGCAAAAGTAATTAATACCAAAATTGATGATGGAATTCTCATTTTTACATTCACAAACAATGAAGACGAAGTTTTTTCTTCTTTCAAGCTGAATCCAACCGACATTAATGTAGCAGCACGTGCAGAAGAAACGGCAGAATACTTTGAACAGCTTAAAGAGTCTATCCAGAAAGTCACGTCTGGTAAAGAAATGGCTGAACTGAATAAACAGATCGAAGACAAAATCAACTATCTGCTCGGATATGAAGCATCAAAAGACCTGTTCAAGGAGCCGATCACAGCGACTACTGTATTTGGCAATGGTCAGGTATTCGCCTACATCGTACTTGACAAGATCGCAAAAGCAATCGCACCGGAAATCGAAAAGAGAAAAAAGAAAATGCAGACGGCAGTCAATAAGTACGTGGAGAAATATACAAAATGACCGCCTATGAGCTACCCACCTCACTAAATATCAGTGGGGTGGATTTTTCTATCAGAACGGATTTTCACGCGATTATTGATATTCTCATAGCTATGAATGATCCAGAACTGGACGAGCAGGCGAAAGCAGTTGTTATGTTACAGATTCTGTTTGAGGACTGGCAAAGCATACCGGCTGAGTGTCTGGATGAAGCTTGTCAGAAAGCATCAGAGTTCATCGACTGCGGGCAGTCTGACGATAATCCAAACCGTCCAAAGCCCCGTTTGATGGATTGGAAACAGGATGGAGACATGATTGTTCCGGCGGTAAACAAGGTTGCCGGTAAAGAAATCAGAGCAGTGCCTTATATGCACTGGTGGACGTTTTTTGGATACTTTATGGAATCTGGCGAATGTCTTTTTAATACCGTAGTTGGAATTCGTTCAAAAAAGGCAAAGGGCGAAAAGCTCGATAAATGGGAAAAGAAATTCTATCAGGAAAATAAGAACATTATTGATATAAAAACACGTCTCAGCGAAGAGGAGCAAGCGTACAAGGATGCGCTGAATGAGATGTTAAACCTCAAATAGTTAGGAGGTGAATGTATGGCTGCTGATGGATCAGTCATTATTGATACCAGATTAGACACAACCGGTGTCCAAAAAGGTGTATCAGCGATTAAACAGTCATTCGACGGGCTTGGAAGCACAGTAAAAAAAATAGGACTACTTATCGGCGGAGTATTTGCTGTCGGTAAATTAGTACAGTTTGGAAAAGAATGCGTTGCCCTTGGCTCAGATCTCGCAGAAGTGCAAAACGTGGTTGATGTTACATTTACAACCATGTCAGACAAGGTGAACGAATTCGCAAAGAATGCCATGACCTCAGCCGGACTATCAGAGACAATGGCAAAAAGGTATGTCGGAACGTTCGGAGCAATGTCTAAGTCGTTCGGATTCTCAGAAGCACAGGCTTACGACATGTCAACGGCTCTGACACAGCTGACTGGTGATGTGGCATCATTCTACAACATCAGTCAGGACTTGGCTTATATCAAACTGAAATCAGTGTTTACGGGTGAAACGGAAACATTAAAAGATTTGGGCGTGGTAATGACCCAGTCGGCACTTGACCAGTATGCACTTGCAAATGGCTACGGCAAGACCACATCTGCAATGACTGAACAGGAGAAAGTTGCTCTCCGCTTTGCTTTTGTGCAGGAACAGTTATCAGCCGCATCTGGTGACTTCATTCGTACTTCTGACAGCTGGGCGAACCAGGTGCGAGTGATGCAGTTGCAGTTGCAGTCCCTCAAGGCAACAGTCGGACAAGGGCTGATTAATATTTTCACGCCTGTTCTGAAAGTGATCAATATTCTTCTCGTCAAACTGGCGACTCTGGCAAACGCATTTAAGTCATTCACGGAGCTTATTACTGGCAAGAAATCTTCCGGTCAAACGAGCGGAAGTGGAGCGGGTCTTGCCGGAACAGACGCGATCGCAGATACAGCGGACCAGTATGGACAGGCGGCAGATAATGCAAAGAAACTGGCGGATGCCACGAACGACAATGCAAAAGCAACAAAAAAAGCGAATAAAGTAACAAAAAACTATCTTTCGTCACTTGATGAAGTTCACAAAGCCACATCTACTGGCAGCAATTCATCTTCCACACCATCTTCATCTGGTGGAAGTGGTGGAGCAGGTAACAGCGGTCTTCCGAGTTCAGTTGGCAGTGTGGACTATGGCAGTCTGGCAGAGGGAGAAAATGCGCTGGACAAAATCAGTGATTCTGCCAAGAAGCTTGCTGATCTGCTCAAGAAGCTCTGGAAACCTTTTCAGGACGCATGGAAAAAAGAGGGCAAGAATACTATTAATGCGGCAAAAACCGCACTTGATGGACTTAAAGAGCTCGCTGTAAGCGTAGGTAAAAGTCTTGTGGAAGTCTGGACGAATGGCACTGGTACAACAATGCTAGAAACCATGCTGAGAATTGCCCAGAATGTCCTCAAGACTATTGGAAACATTGCTTCCGGTTTTGCTGACGCATGGAACAAGAACAATGTCGGAACGCAGATCATACAGAACATTGCAAATGCCCTTGTGGTAGTTATGCAGTTTGTTGAGAGGATTGCAGAGGATACAGCGGCATGGGCGGCGAACCTTAATTTCTATCCTCTACTGGAATCTATCAGTAATCTGACCAGTACATTTGCACCAATTCTGGAATCTATCGGAAACGTTCTTGAATGGATTTACAACAATATTGTCCTCCCAATGCTGAAATGGCTGATTGAAACAGGAATTCCGACAGTAATCAATCTGGTATCGGATTTGGCCGGATTCTTTGCGAATCATCAATCAATTATTGAAGCATTCGGTGCAGCTCTAATCGGAGCGTTCGCGGCAGCGAAAATTGCAGGGCTAGCATCAAGAATAGCAGGAAGTATAACGACAGTAGCGAGTTTTATAAAAGGCCTTATTGCACTTATGACTGGTTCTAGTGGCATTATGGGAGGAATTAAAGCTATTGCGACAGCTGTCGGACCGGGTGGAATTTTTATAGCAGCAGTAACGGCTTGCATTGCGATTGGTGTTTTGCTGTACAAAAATTGGGACAAAATAAAAGAAGTTGCAGGTGCGGTATGGAGTTGGATTAAAGACAAAACCATAGCTTTCGTCGATGGAATAAAATCCAAACTAAGTGATTTGGCAGAAAAGATTGTTTCTATTTGGAATGGTATCAAATCAAGTGCAAAAGAAAAGTGGGACGCTATATGGTCCACTATAAAAGAAGTTGTAAAGAGAATAGTTGATGGAATCGTTGATAAATTCAAAAATGCAAGAGACAAGGTTGTTGATACGTTCGAGGGTATTAAAAACAAAGTTAAAGAGATATTCAATAAAGTTATCGGTATCGTAAATGGCGCAATCGGTACGGTGAACGGCGCGATCAGTGGAATTGAATCTGCAATGTCATTTGGTCCGTGGGAAGTGCCTACACCATTCGGCTCTAAGACAATCGGATTTAGCGCAAGCTTTCCAAGAGTACCGACTATTCCATACCTGGCAAAAGGTGCAGTTATTCCACCTAGAAGTGAATTTCTGGCTGTCCTGGGCGACCAGAAACAGGGCAATAACATTGAAACACCAGAAGCACTGCTCAGAAAGATTGTTCGCGAAGAATCAGGGCAGCAGAGTGGTGGTGATTACAGATTCACAGCTCAGATTAATAGACGGACTATTTTTGACGAAATTATTGATGAAGCAAAGTTAAGACGTGATACAAGCGGCAGAAATCCGTTTGAACTGGCATAGGAGGTGGAAGCGTGGCAACTATTCCAAAAAGTATAACAGAACGATACAAGATGAATGGAGCTTCCATCTATCAGCCAGATAAAGATATGGGTTATAACCTCGAAACAACTTATTCAGAAGGTAGTAACCGTACGCAGTTCGGAAAAGCGTTGTTAACTCCATTGTTTACAGTCGAACAGTATAGCTATGAAGCATCAAACGTTCCAGTTATAGAAGCAAACAAAATTCTCAAAATTATCGCAAAAGGAAAAACTTTCAATTTGTACCATTGGTCCCTTTACCACATGGCATGGAGAACTGATCCGTTTTATGTCGGAAAAGCAAGCCTAACTATTGGAGAAATTTCGCCAGACTTAAAATTTGTATCAAAAATATCTTTTAACATGCAGGGGGTGAATCCACTTGATTAATGTATCCGATACATTTAAGCAAAAACTACAGGACGGAGAAAGAGTCTGGCAGGAAGTGGAAATCACCTTTCCTGACGGAACTGTAAAAACAGTCAAAAACGAAATCATGGGCGAAAATTGTACTTTTTCTGATTGTGCAGAAAGTAGCAGCTTTCCGATTGGCTGCGTTGTTTGTAAATCCATGACATTGGAGTTGGACAACACTTCTGATCAATGGAAAAACTATAATTTCTATATGGCAAAAGTTCATGCGTATCTTAAAATGCAGACCTCCGTAGCAAGTCCAGCTGCAACAGATGAATTGCTGGATGAAAACTATGACCCAATTCTTGATCAGAGTGGCGGTGCGATTCTGGCAACAAAAGCAGCGACAGAAGACAGAGTCGAAACCATTGATAAAGGTATTTATACAATTACGACACCAGAACAATATGGCGAAATCCTTAGTTTTACCGCTTTGGACGATATGTATAAAACGAACGCAACTTATATATCTCATCTGGTTCTGCCACAGTCAATAGAGACTCTTGTTAGAGATGCGTGTGAGACTCTTGGTATTCCGTCAGAAGTCTCCATGGCTCATGGAAATCTGATCGTGTCAGAGATTCCGGAAAACATGACGTTTCGTCAGTTGTTCGGATGGGCAGCAATGCTTGAGACTGCGAACGCTCGCCTGGACAGCAGAGGATACTTGCGATTTATCAGATGGGATTTTTCCAATGTACAAGAAGATTACAACGCAGTAGTGGACGCTGATGGAAATGTAACATTTAAAGGCGGCGCAAGTATTGACTCAGAAAGTTTTATCAGTCCGACAGGGAACTGGACAATTGATAGTGATGGATTCTTGACACTGATCGAATCAGCAGCTGACACATCCGAAAAGCTCAAAGACTTTTTTACAAGTCCAACCGTTTCTAGTGATGATATTGTGATTACTGGAATCAAGCTAAAAAATAGAGAAAATGAAGCCATGTACGGAAGCACAGGATATGTTCTTAAATTGGAGAACGACCTTGTTGCGGATTCGGACTTGGACACGGTAGCTGCTCAAATTGGCGATTCCATAATTGGAGCTAAATTCCGTAACATGTCGGGAGAACTTGTATATAACCCACTCATTGAGTTTGGAGATATGGCATATACTTATGATCGCAAATGGAACAGATATATAACTCCGCTGACGGACGTTTCTTGTTCCGTTAATGGAAAGACTACTGTAAAAACTCAAGCCGACGACCCTATCAGAGGGCAGAGCAAGTTCCAGTCAGAATCCACTAAGGCAATCGTAGAGGCAAGACGACTTGTTAAAAAAGAACAATCAGCTAGAGAAAAAGCAGTAAAGAAATTAGAAGAAACCTTAAAAAATTCTTCTGGATTATATGAAACATCAGTCGCACAGGAAGATGGCAGTACTATTACATATCTGCATGACAAGCCTACACTTGCAGAATCAAAAAATGTAATTAAATTCACAGCAGAAGCCATTGGCGTATCCAATGATGGTGGCAAAACATATCCTTACGGTTTCTTTCTGACAGGCGATTTGATAGCAAAAATTCTGTACGCACATGGTATCAATGCTGATTATATTGACACAGGCGCACTGATTGTCAGAGATAGCGATGGAAACATAATCTTCCAGGTTGATATGGATACCAAAAAAGTAATAATCAGTGGTGATTCAGTTGTTATCGGTGGCAAAACAGCCACAAAAGCATTATCCGACAATCTTCAGGAGAGCAAAGATTATTCAGATGGTAAATTAGCTGATTACGCTGACACAGTAACAGGTTCATTGGCTGGATTACAAGCACAGATTGATGGACAGATTGAGTCCTTCTTCTATGATTACGAACCGTCTTTACAGAACAAACCGGCTTCTGAATGGACAAGCACAGAAGAACGCAAAAAGCACGAAGGTGATCTTTTTTACTGGAAGAGCACTGGCTACGCGTATCGGTTTATGCAGGACGGTGCAACATGGAAATGGCAGATGATTCAAGACAACGACATTTCCAAAGCACTTGCACAAGCTGAGAAAGCGCAAGATACCGCAGACGGCAAGAGAAGGACGTTTGTTATACAGCCTTCACCGCCGTATGATATCGGAGATTTATGGTCTCAAGACGGTGGAGATATCCTCACTTGTGTTGTAGCAAGAGCAAAAGGAAGTGTGTATGCGTCATCTGACTGGAAGAAACTGAATAAATATACCGATGATACCACAGCAAACAAAGCCCTTGAAGCAGCAGCTCTTGCCAAAAACATGACTTTGCAGCTATCAAACGAAATGCAGACGATTACGGCTGATGCAGATGGCAATATCGCAGTATTTCCACAGGTATCTACCAAAGCTACTGTAATGTATGGCTCATCGGATATTACAGACGATTGTAGTTATACAATCACAAAATCCGACAGTATCACAGGCTCTTGGAGTGATGCAACACATATCTACAATGTTACTGGGCTATCGGCAGACAATGGATGGATAGACATCAGAGCAACATATCTCAGCAATCTGTCAGTAACAAAAAGATTCACGATTTCTAAGCAGAAAAAGGGCGAAGATGGAAAAGATGGTGAACCTGGTAGAACATACATGGTTGAGCCATCATGTAACGTCTTGAAACGTGGCTCTGACAAGACAATTAGTCCAAACTTTATAACATTTAAAGCGTATTATCGTGACGGAAAGTCAGCTACTAGAGTGCCTTATAAAGGCAGATTCGTTGTTGAAGAGACTGCTGACGGAAACACTTGGAATACCATTTATACTAGTTCAACCGATGAGGATACCGTGACACACTATTTGTATTCTATTTTGACAAATGGATCTGGTCAGACAGTAGCAAGTTCTACTGGTTCAACTGTCGGTATTCCAAGAGATGTGACAAATGTTAGATGTAAATTATATGCATCCGGTGGTACTACGACATTGATGGATATGCAGAGTGTTGCGGTAGTGATTGATGTGGACAATTTGACGCAGGAGCAAATAGTTAGCATTCTGACTAATGACGGGGCTTGGAAGGGATTATATTATAGCAATGGGCGTCTCTACGTCAGCCTTGATGCTCTTCTTGGTGGAACAGTTACCTTGGGCGGCAAAAAGAATGGGAACGGTTATCTGAAAATTAAAGATGCCAGCAATGCTGTTAAAGGATTAATTGATCGCTCTGGATATACTGTATTTACAAGCTACGAAGAAAATTCAAAATACATGAAATATACAGGCGTACAATTTTCAAGCGATGGAATATTCCCTGTTGATATCAAGAAGTTCTTTGACGATGAAGTAGATATTGAAATTGAAAATAGTGAAAATTGGGGAATCAGTTGGAATGATAACAGTCTAAACGTATATGCCACAGAGGTATCGGCTGATACCGGTACATTTGGAGATTTAACTGTTACTAATTCTGCATCTTTTGCAAAATCGCCAAAGATAGAAAACATGGAGTATACGACATCATCAAATACTATTTGTTGGGATGGACGTACAGGATACAAACAGCTGATGCTGAAATCTTCATCCTCGAAACGCTATAAAGATATTGGAAACAATATTTCAGAGCAAGAAATTGAAGAATGGTACAATATCGAACCAACGTGGGCGAAATACAAAAAGGGATATCTAGTTAAAGGGGACGAGAATGAAGGAAGATATATCCCGATGTTTATTGCTGAGAATGTAGAAGCATTCTTTCCAGAAGCTACTCGGCATCAAAACGGACTTGTTGAGGACTGGAACGAGCGTATCATGATTCCAGCAATGTTTGCAATGCTAAAAGCACAGAAAAAGAAAATTGACCAACAAGAGAAACTTATTAATAAACTTTGCGAAAAGTTAAATATAGAATGAATTATGAAATGGAGGTACATAAATGTCAGTAAAGCAAGTACAAGCTATTGTAAATGGACAGACTTACACCCTTACTTTTAACAGTAATACGGGCACATATGAAGCTACAGTAACAGCTCCAAATAAGTCCAGTTACAGCCAGAGCGGACATTATTACGGAATAACAATCAAGGCAACGGACGATGCTGGAAACGTGACCACCAAAGATGCAACAGATTCCGCAATCGGTAGTTCCCTGCGATTAACCGTTAAAGAAAAGGTCGCTCCGGTAATTACAGTCACAAATCCAACAGCATCTGCAACACTTGTCAACAACAAGCCAACTATCACATGGACTGTTACAGATGATGATTCTGGTGTTAATCCGTCTACTATCGGTATCACAATCGATTCCGGAAGCAAGATTACTGACGGCATTACAAAGACCGCCGTAACCGGTGGTTACAATTGTTCGTACATACCGGCAACAGCTCTTACCGATGGTTCTCATACCATTAGGTTTGACGCATCCGATTACGATGGCAACGCAGCTACACAGAAATCTGTAACGTTCAAGATTGACACCGTCCCACCGACACTGAGCGTAACCTCTCCGTCTGATGGATACGTTACCAACAAGAGCACGATCACTGTATCTGGTACAACCAATGATGCAACCTCATCTCCTGTTACGGTAACAGTCAACGGTGCATCTGTAACGGTTGGTAGCAACGGAGCATTCAGCACTACGGTCACATTGTCCGCAGGATCAAATACAATTAATATCGTTGCGAAAGACAGTGCCGGTAAGACAACAACCATTACCAGAACTGTCAAGTATGACCCGAACCCGCCGAAGATCACAGCCGCAAGCGTAACGCCTAATCCGGTCGATGCAGGCAAGACTTACGTGATCTCTGTAACAGTTACTGATGACTGATGATTACAAGGGTATATGGCTCGTGTAATGAGTTCGCTATTGAGTTCCAGAGACGAGAGGGATCGGATCTCGAAATCTGGGACGCAATAGTCCCTGCCGATAAAGATGGACAGTACGTCATAGAAGTCTATGCAGAAAGTAGTGGCGGCTTAACAGCTTATGCCGCCACTGTACTGTTTCTGATATCAGGGCACGAAATTGCCGGAAAGCTCGTGCCACGAGGATACACGGCAGAATCAGAGAACATTGAATACAGTTCATTGCTGAATCTGAACCAGCTGACGGCAGAGATTGTAAAGCAATGTTTCAGCGGACATAAAATATGCTGAAAGGAGAGAGGACATGGCAATTAGATACGTAGATAGCAATACAATAATGGATTTGGGAGAAAAAATCCGATTTAAAAGTAAAGTAAAGCCGGTATGCGGTGTAGACATCCCTTTTTCCATCATTTCAGCGGATTACGAATTGATTTTCGTTGATACAGATGCTGAAACAGAGACTGTAGAAGATCAAGGAAATTGCAATATCAACGAGCATACGCTAGATGCGTTAATTGAGCCACAAAAAACAGGAATCTATTGTCTGAGATTCACATATAAAATTGCAGATGAAACGTGGGTAGATAATTATAAAATCAAAGTGAAAGGGTGATATGCATGGCAGATGCAAACATTTATATAGCCGGTGCAAGCATAAGCCCTACATCAGTTCAGACAGGGGCGAAATATGCGATTGCTGTTGATGTTCGGAATGTCCAGTATGTATTAGGCACAAGTGATGGCTCAGCACTTGCCACTTCTGATGGTTCGATGCTGAGAGTGAAAGAATAGAGGTGATTATATGGCAGAATCATTAAAAACAATATTAATGTCGGCACTGGCTTCGAAAGCAACGCCGGCAGAAAGTGACACATTGATAGTTGGAGAAGGGAATGTATTAAAAAAAATATCGTTCTCACAATTATTTACATACCTGAAAGACAAGCTAGGCATTAATACATTAAACACGAAGATAACTTTTGTAAATCAAGTTTATAAAGGTACTGGAGCAGGATATATCTATATTAATCCACCAGATACTAACAATGATTATTACTTAATAGGAGCTACTAATGCGGATTGGAACGCTTGTCCAGTTAGTATAGTTGCTGTAAGTAAGCAAAATTCTACTCATATAGTGCATTTTACGGGTAACATTGAAACTGGTAAATCTGTTCGAATACTCAGTATGTGGACACAAGCTAAATATATAACTTTTAAATCATAATATAATTTATGCTCGTATAAACATTAAATCTGCTATATAATTACCTGCTGATACAAACCCATTACAAACAATATTATAGCCATTTGATGAAACGCCTACTGCGCAAATAAGAGCTTTGTTATCTCCCGAACCAATAACACCAATATTTTGATTATTTGTTGATACTTTTACTGGTAAGGTCAGAAGAACTGTCCCATTTTGTATACCAGAAGCAGTAAGTGAATTAAATCCAATATGGAGATATAAAAAGCTATCGTTATATATACAATATGTTTGTCCAGTTTGCAAATATCCGCCACCATTATATGTTTTTAATGTAACATTTTTATTATTTATCTTCGTGTTTAGCATCTGTACCTATGCTTTATAATTAAGGTACGGGAGGTGCTGATAATGGAGTCAAGGCAAATGATCATACAATCAGTAATGCAAGTATTAAAGAGCAAAGTGGATCAGGAGACACTGGATATAGTGCAAGATGCGCTTACGATCGAACTGAATCGTTATGAAGTCCAGGAACGAACAACAGAACTATCGGTGGTAGACAATAGTGCTGTAGGAATGTTACGCAGGTATATTGCTACCAAAAGAATCGAGGGCAAAGCAGAGTTTACACTGAAAAGATACTGGGAACAGAACCTACAGTTAATATGCCAAGAATCCGAGCAGCACCATAAGGCTCTTATTTTTGCACAAATTTGCGCCGGCGCAATGCCGAGAAAGGACAAGAATATGGAATTAAAAGGAATTGACGTATCATCGTGGCAAGGAAAGATTGATTGGAACAAGGTTGCAAATTACGGAATGGATTTTGCAATCTTGAGAATTACAGAAGCCGGAAATGTTATTGATGGACAGTTCGAGAACAACTTTGCCGGATGCAATAAATATAAAATTCCAGTAGGAGTATACAAGTATTCCTATGCTTCGACAGTATCCGAAGCCCGGAGTGAAGCCAGAAAGGTTGTTTCCGTACTGAACGGAAGAAAGATTCAGTTTCCAGTATTCCTCGACTTAGAGAATCATAGACAGAGAGTACTTGGAGCTGAAAGTATTCATAATCTGGCAGAAGCATTCAGAGAGATTATTGTTGCTGCTGGTTATAAATTTGCAATCTATTGCAATCTTGACTGGTACATGAATGTGATTTGCAGTCACCTCAAAAAGCATGATTTCTGGATTGCCAGATATCCGGCAAATGATAACGGGACAGTAGTTGAGAGATTACGTCCAAGTTGGGGTGTTGGCTGGCAGTACAGCTCAAAAGCAACGATTCCAGGAATTAATACCAAAGTTGATAGAAATATATTTTATAAAGATTATACAGAAGCAAAGGAGAGTGGAACAATGGCAAAGACAAAAGAACAGATTATCCAGAATGTGAAAAACGATGCAGTAAGCTTTGCGGTAAATATTGCCAATGATAACAGTCATGGATACAGTCAGAGAATTAGGAGTTTATACGAAATTAACATTCCGAAATCTTTTGACTGTAGCTCATTGGCACTTACTGCTTATTACTATGCGTTCCTCAAAAATGGGCTTACCAAACAGGCGCGTTATCTCAAAGAGAATTGCTCTTATACTGGCAATATGCTCAAGATGCTGAATGCCGGATTTGAGGTTGTCGCTAGGAATCAGACCGCACACAAACAGATGATAAAAGGCGACCTGGAACTGGCGGACAATAATCCGAATGGATCCAATAGTCATGTAGCAATGGCGATTGGTAAGAACGACATTGTTCATGCCAGAAGTTCGGAGGGCACAAAAGATACGAAAGATAATTCTGGAAATGAGATCCGTACACAGCCCTGGTACCTGTACAGTCACGGATGGACGCATCGTCTTAGATTTACTGGAAAAGGAATTGATTTTAGTGGACTTACCAATACTACTGGAAGTAAGCCTACCGCAAAACCATCAACTAGCACAAAACCATCAACGACCACATCGAAAGGAGCCGGTTATATGTTTGAGCCAAAATTAGTAAAACTTGGAAGCGAAGGAACTTCTGTCCTGTTGCTTCAAGAGATTTTGATCGCAAGAGGATTTAAAGGAAAAAACGGGAAAGCACTGAGCTTATCCAGAAAAGCAGATGCAAATACCATTTATGCATTAAAACAGTATCAGAAATCCAGAAACGGGGTTCTGAGCGTTGACGGGGAATGCGGAAAGAACACCTGGAAAGATTTGATTGCCATCTAATAATTGGCTAATGGCATTGCCACCTTTTTGTCGCTGATAGGAACAAAAGACAAAACCGACTGGTACTACATCCGCATTGCCGGAAAGTACTTCGGTTTTGTTTCTGCAAAATACATCAAAAAAGTATAAAATATCCCGGGGTTAATTCCCCGGGAGTTTCTTTTTAAAATTAATGATAGCATCATTGCGCCAGCGAACTGGCACATAGAAGATGTCATTAATCATTTTTTTGAATTTTTGGGAAAATGTCTAGCTCAAAATTAATCTCGTTACCTTTGCCGTAAGTGTTTTTTATATTTTTCGAGTAGACGACTTTTTCAACTAGATTCTTGAGCATTCTATTTCGTGATTCTATGTTAAGGTCCCAATAGTTATTAAGCAGCTCTTCACAACGCGGAATAAAATTCGACTGTTGTGCCTTAATATTCTCATCGTGTTCGATTTCTTTTCTTAATTTCGTAATAATATCAGAGCATGATTGGATAGACCTAGCTATGGTTTTGGAGCGTTCAAGGAAGACTTCTGTGGTGTAGATTCCTCGCTCAAGCAGATCGTATTGTTTTGCTTTTTGGACATTTAAGCTTTCCAGCTCACTTTCTTTTTCGCGTATAAGATTTTGCTTAGATACTATACCAGAATTGATAGTATTATATGGAACATTAATATCATTGTTCAGCTTATACTTCTCTGTTATTTCTTTAATTCCATCAAGCACAGCTTTTTCAACTAGAGATAATTTGCTACTCACTGTAGGGCAAGACGTATATGGACACATGAGGGTATCTTCCTGTCCGCGTTTTTGATGAGGGCGGCGAACCATGGCACGACCACACTTGCTGCAATAGACAATTCCGGCAAGCGGATTGCGAACTGTGTTTTTTATGCTAATCGGACGGGGTGGGTTCTTTTGACGTATCTCTTGCACAGAATTATACAGATCGTCTGATATAATAGACGGATGCAATCCCTCACAGATAAGGACATTCCTGGACCGTGGGCGTGTCTTGACTACTTGACCATTCTGTATAGTCTTTACTGTTTTTCGACCATTCCACCGGATTTTTCCTATATACACCGGATTTGTTAGAATTCCCTGTATGCTGGCAGGAGTCCAGTCACCACCTAGCGCAGATTTTATTCCCATGTCGTTTAATTTCCGTACAATCTTCGCAACTCCAATTTGCTCACAACCATCACCGGCATACCATGTGTAGATCATTTTTACAATCTCAGCTTGAGCCGGAACAGGTCGGAGAGTATAACCTTTTTCTCTTGCGAGCTTAATTCTTTCGTATCCGTAAGGCGGTTTGTTTCCACAGTATTTGCCCTCTTTGACTGATGAGATTCTTCCGGCATTTAATCGACGCTTGATAGTTTTATACTCTCTGCGGCTCATAAATAGTCCGAACTCAAAATACTCTTCATCAAATTCATTGTTCGGATCATATATTTTTGTAGGGGTAATAATCTTCGTGTCAGAGTATTGAAAAGCTCTGGACACAACACCTTGGTCGATGGTGTCACCTCTGGCAAGACGCTCTACTTCGACAACCAAAACACCGTCCCACATGCCGGATTCTACTTCGTGAAGGAGTTGCTGCATGACAGGGCGGTCGGCGATAGTTTCTCCAGATACCACTTCGCGGTAAATTGCGCCCACAATGTACTCTTTTTTCTTTGCGAGATCTAACAGAATCCGCTGATGTCTGGCGAGTGTTTCGCCCTCTCCATGTGCTTCAGCTTCCCGATCGGCTCTGGATTTCCTTAAATAGATGCATACTGATTCATTCATTTCATCATTCTCCTTTTTTACACTTGTACGGCAATCCCGGAGATGATATACTTAATGTGTAGGTAAGATTATCACCGAGATTGTCTTATTTTTCAAAAAACCGGTTCCCGTTGGTAGCAGGAGCCGGTTCTTTTTATAAAAGTTCTGATTTTTTCTGGTCAAATTCTTCTTGAGTAATAATACCGCTATCTAAAAGCTCTTTGTAATCCTTCAGTAGTTCAACGGATGTTTTCTGATTTCGAACATTTTCAACAGCATCAGAGCTTTTGGAAATATTGAAGCTCTTTAACTGCATATCTATATTTGAACTACAGCGGAATCCAATAATATTTATTTGATTGGTTTCGATATTCCGCATTTTCATAGATGCATAAGAATCCACTTCAATGTTATCACTTGTTGTGGTAGCAGTTCCAGTAGTAGTGGAATTATTCTTTCCTTTAGTTTTCTTTCCGGTTCCAACAGCTGCACCGACAGCTGCGCCGACAACAGGGTTTCCAAGCGTGACAGCTGTAGCAGCCGTACCAATAACAGCACCAGCTAATCTTCCTTTTCGTTTTGTTTTTTCTTTACTTTTCCCTTTAGTGTGAGATGTTGTAGTTGTCTTTTCTACTGTTCTGTATTCCGGCCCGTTCCATTCATAGTCGAAAAGTTCATATTTGGTTGGAGCATCTGACACTGTAACAGATCCATCTTTCCATTGCTTCAAATCAAATCTTGTGTGTTTGGAACCAAGCTCAAAATCCTCCTTACCGGATATAACTCTCAGATTCAATACTCGAACAGGTTTTTCTACAACCGCCGGCTGGGTTGCTACGGAATTATTTGATATTGCAGGTTTTTGAACCTTATTTTTAATAGACAGCAAAAGTGCAAAAATAAGATACAAAACAGCAATTCCAAATACCTCAAGTACAACAACGACCATAATATTGTCTGATGAAAGATCGTTTGAACTCATCAAGGCCACAATCATTAATACAATTAATGCGGTCCAAACGATCATCAACACATTTCGTATTTTTTTCATATTTCCCCCTTTTGACACGATTACTCAAAATTCTCGATATAATTCTTATATAGATTCCTTATTTTGGCAGCCTCCCTCTGCCTGATTGGAACAATATCCCCCGATATCATCTCAAAATGATCTGATGCATCTTTAATTTCGTCCATGTTGACGATATAACTTTGATGGCAACGGAGAAATCTTCCATCAAGATGCGGCTCTATATCTGACAGCTTTCCACGTGCTACATGTATAACGCCGCAAGTACAGTGGACGAGAATTGATTTATTTCGGCTTTCTATGTATTCGATGTGACGGAATTCTACCCGATGTAAGTGATCTCGGTTTTTGATAGTCAAGGCTTTCTCACGGATATCTTCCAATGTGTGTGCTACGACAGAATACATGCGTCCATGCTCAGAGCCTTTGATGATGTAATGCACTGGCAAGACGTCCAATGCGTCAAATACATAGTTTTTGTATGCTGTCCAGAAGGCAATGTTGCCATTATATCCATTTTTCCTGAGCTGTCTTGCAACATTTATGCCATTCTCATTATCAAGGACCACATCCAACACGACTATATCGTACCATTGACCGTCTGCTATATCGTCAATCAGCGGCTTTCCACTACTATAAGTGTTTAGCGTGTAACTCTTGTCTCCGCGCTTTTTCAAAAACTCATCAACATGAGCCTTAAAAAAATCAATCTGTAAAGAATTATCGTCACAAATCGCAATTTTCATGCAAATCAGTCCTTTAAATTGTCATTTTCGCCATTTGCGTTAAATAAGAATTCTATATGTTATAGTTGATTATAGCATCATGCAATATAGTTGTAAATAGACGTTTGTAGGTGATTTTAGAATGAAAAGAGTCAAAAAAGTACTAATTTTGATATCGGTTATAGTTTTTGTCAATTATATAATCCATCTTCCAATGTGCGTGGATGATTATGTACACAAGGATTCTGACATATACTCTGCTCAACACATGTGCAGGCATTCGACCTTGACCAGGAACGCGAAGGGAATTTTGAAAACAGACGGTATTATAGAAACAATAAAAATTCCACTCAAAGCGAACTTCCTTTTTGCAAAAGTAAAAATTATATTCGATATTACGAATATTCCAGTGTACCACTGGCAGTTAGCTAGAGGAAATTTAGGCGTGTCTCGTTTTATTGGACTTGTGGGTTGATATAATAAGAACGAATGTTCGGTTATATTTCCCACAAACCGGACATATACTGTAGTGTAGGCGGTAGCTGTGACAGGGAGGGTTATTTATGGATTATAAGAAGGAAATTATTGAGATGATAGATAAAATAAATGATGACAGTCTGCTTGAATTCTTCTATAGATTCATTGCCAGAGTATTAAAAAACCGGGGAAATTAATCCCCGGCTTTATTTTTGGAATAGAGAGCATCTACGTAGCCATAAACTAACTGTTGGTCGTCTTTTGGAAGATTAGTGAGTTTTTCAATACAGGACAGTAGCTGCGGATTTCCTGAGATATCTGCGACTAATTCTGCATTGTCTGGCTTATGTTCCGTCCATCCCATTAAGTAAGCAGGCGATACGCCTAATGCCTTAGCATAGTCACGCACTTTCTTTATAGAAAGTTCTCTTGAATTTTCAACCTTATTCACGGAAGATCTTGACTTATATCCAAGTTTTAATGCCAGTTCTTCTTGCGTCATGTCTAAATTTTCACGGCACTTTCTAATTCTTTCTCCTATGTTCATGGAGTTTACCTCCTTTCTGCTTACAATGAGAGTATAACATGTGTTGAAAAATATTTCAACATTTTTTGAAAATATTGTTGACAAAAATATCAACATGGGTTATAGTGTTAAATGTAGACAGAAACATCAACAAAAAGAAAGGAGGAACAGGAATGGTTGATACTCCATTGCTTGAACAGAGAATTAAAGACTCTGGAAAGAAATATGGATATTTGGCTGAGAAATTAGGGATTTCAAGGCAGTATTTCAGAATGAAATGTAAGAACAAGGCAGACTTCACAAACAGGGAAACAGATATTCTCTGTAGTGAGCTTGGAATCACATCACTTGCTGAGAAAGAAAAAATTTTCTTTAAAAAGTAGACAAAACCATCTACAAAGCTCTTGACTAGAAAGGAAGTGAAAACAGTTGAGCAGATACAAAAACAAAGTCGAAGAGTCCTTTGGAGAGATTTGGAAATTTGTTCTGGATTTGCAATATGAGACAGGCAAGATTAAAAAAGCTGTTCTGACAGGGGAAAAAGGCGACTTGAAGATGCCCGAAGAAATTCCAAGTGAGCAGACGGATAACGAATATCTGAAAGAGCAGTTCGGAATATATTCACGATATGTGAAATCATTATCCATCTGCACACACGTTTTAGCAATTATCTCAATAATTTCTCTAATAATTGCAATAGTGGCTCTGATTGTATAGAAATTGAGAAAAGACCGGTAATTAGCGCAATGATGGACAGAACAGTTGTTATCCAAAATCTGGATATATCTTGAAAATATGCTTTCATGGCGACTTCACCCGCTTGTGTGATTTCATATGCGTGATCTTGCGACCTTGAACGCATAAAGCACTTTTTACCGAAAAGGTATCTGCAAGCATCTGCTTCGTGCTGATTGTCAGGAGTAAATCCACAATTTCTTAAAGCTTTTTTCAATATTTTATATTGATATCTTGTTATCAAATGAACACCTCCCATCTACTGGGAGTATACCACAAGAAAGGAGTAAATATATGAGTAGATCACTTGAAAAAAGGATTCGTTCATTGGAAAGAAGAGCTGCCAGTCTTGAATCGCAGCTTCAAGACCAGCAACAAATTATTTCTTCTCAGCGTCCGAACGTCCGCCCTGAATCACTCTTAGACCAGGCGGCTCATGATGTTCAGTCAGGTGTTCGTATTCCAGCATTCCGAATGAATCTAGGTAATCGAACATTATTTGAACAGAAGACTGAATAGATGTATTTACGGCGTTTCTGATGATTTGTAATTGTTCTTTTGATATGCAAGGTTCAGTTTCAGATAGGCCTTGCAACAGACTGTGAGCAATATTAGCAGAGTTTTCAGTCAGAATTCTTTCAACATCAGAGTTAATGGCCGACATAAATTCATCATAAGTCATTTTCACACCTCCTTTCTCAAGGAGAGTATAGCACAAAAAGAAACAAAACAGCATAAATATCATAGTTTATTAGGAAAGGAGAAATTGTAATGGCAGTAATCAAAACAATTAAAAAAGGGTCTGGGGTAATCAGAATACATGATGATTACTGCAAGGATAATACACCTGAAGACAATCAGAGGATTGTAGATGAGTGTTCAAGAATCATCTTGAACTACTATCTAAGAAAAGAAGCAAATTTGACGTAAGTGCCCCGGAGGGAGTCGACACCTCCACCCCGGAGCCGTAAACCACTAAAACAGTCTTAGCGGATTACAGGACAATCATAACATTTCTTCCTGTATTTCGCAAGAGAACAGGAGGATTTTTTATGAAGAAAACCGAGGGTAAAAGCACAATGGATAGCGCAAAAGTAACCAGTTTTGAAGATTTTGAAAGTTTCTATGCAGTGGAAGTCGTAAGAGAAGCCAAGAAACAGACACAGAAATGGTTCTGTGCATGGGGAATTACCATGGCGGCATTGATTCTTTCAAATGCAGCATGGGTATTCCTTAGATAGAGGGGTACGAATGAAAAAATATCGTAAACGAGAAATTTTGATGTCAATAGCAATCGGAATCCTTTTAACATTCCTTCCAGCATGGGAGTGGACAAATGGATTTGATCGGATTCTGGCAGCGGCAGTTATAAGCCTGATTCTGATAGGAAATCTATGAAAGGAGAAAAATGAACGAGAAGAAAATTAAGGAATTGTTCGAATTGTGTCTGAGGGTTTCAAATGAAACAACGGCGCATGTGAATTTTGACTATACGGCGTGTGACGACATATCCAGAGTTTATATTTATGTATTTAATGATGCAGGGGAGATCGTAAAGCATTTTTCAGTGTGCCAGTTTTACGAGTTTCCGTCCGAAGCTGGAAGTTTTGAGGGTGCGAAGAAATGTCTTCTGGAACTGCTTATTAATGGGAGGTGTCCGTTAAATGAATCTTGAAGAATTAAGACTTCTCCCGAAGTGGGATATGGTCCTTGCAGTAAATATCTTGCTAGAGGAACTGAACAGACGAAATGCCCCTATTGTTGACTGGGAGAATTCAGATATGTTTATCGACCATCTTGAGTATCACGCCGCTGATTCCATTCAGAACGGCAAGACAGTTCCGGGCATGGGAGATAAGTCAGACGCGATCTATTGTTTTTTTAAGCAGTTAAAGGAGCCGGTCTATGAACGAGAGGATACAGGAAGTACTGAGACTGATTGATGTTCAGCTTGCACTTGCTCCAGACAATCCAATAGAGGAGCAGTATAAGGCGAGAACGTTGTCAAGTTATGTGCAGACTTTAAATGGGCTTTTGACAGCTCAGAAATCATATAAGGAGGAGAGTATCAGTGAGTGAATTTGAAATCCGTATTCCGGCAAGGAAGAAGCAGCCTGCAACCGATAAGGATAACCCAGTTGTGAAAGTATCAGCAGTTGCATACAACGCACTGGTCGAAATCTATAACGAATCAACCTTATCCATGAAGGATATCGCAAGTTTGCTGATTATTGAAGGCAGTAAACATGTGGTTTATGACAAGGAGGAATAGTAATGAATATATATGAGAAATTAGGGATTATTCAGTCAAAGCTAAAAGCCCCTAAAGGACAGTATAATTCCTTCGGGAAGTACAAATACAGAAGCTGTGAGGACATTCTGGAAGCAGTAAAGCCGCTTCTGGTAGAAACAAAGACAGTGTTATGTATCACTGATCAGATGGAAGTGGTCGGGGACAGAATCTATGTAAGAGCAGAAACGCATTTAAAAGATGCAGAGGATTCTTCTTCTGAAATCGTAACAATTGCTTATGCAAGGGAAGAAGAGTCAAAAAAAGGCATGGATTCTTCCCAGGTTACAGGCGCAGCGTCATCTTATGCAAGAAAGTACGCACTGAATGGTTTGTTCTGCATTGATGACAACAAAGACAGTGATTCTACTAATACAGGTAGTAGTGGGAAAGCAGCAGCTAAAAAGCCAGAATCAAAAGAACCTGTTGAGATGATTACTTCAGAAAATGTAATGAGCATCCAGAATATCATTGACAAATATCCGAATTCTAACTTGTTTGAACAGATTAAAACTCGTTTCAAGGTAGACGATGTGAAAGGACTCACAAAAGAAAAAGGGCAAAAATGTCTCAAAATGTTGATTGAGTACGATAAACAGCATAGTGGAAAGGAATAAAAAATGAACAAAGTTATTCTTGCAGGACGATTTACAAGAGATCCAGAAGTCAGATATACAAATGATGGAACATCAATCGCAAGATTTTCCATTGCAGTCAATAGAAGATTTGTAAAAGAGGGTTCTGATCAGAAAGCGGACTTTCTTAATTGTGTTGCATTTGGAAAGTCTGCGGAATTTATCGAAAAATATTTCAGAAAAGGTATGAAAGCAGATTTATCTGGAAGAATCCAGACAGGATCCTATACGAATAAAGACGGCGTGAAGGTATATACAACAGATATTGTTGTCGAGGAAATCGAATTCGGCGAAAGTAAAGGTTCTTCACAGGCACAGACAGCATCACCTACACCGAATCCAGAAGCCGACCCGGACGGCTTTATGAGCATTCCTGATGGTATCGACGAGGAGATGCCATTTAATTGATACAGATTGATAGCAGAGAACATCAGAAAGTTATTGATGGCATTAAAAAGGTATTTGACGAGGCAGGGGAAAAATGGTTCGTGTCAAAGCTGTATGTGGGTGATTACATGAATTATGATAACCCACGTTTAGTAGTTGATAGAAAACAGAACCTTGCAGAGTTATGCGGAAATGTATGTCAGCAGCATGAAAGATTCCGATCTGAAATTATCCGGGCAAATGAAGCAGGAATAAAACTTGTCTTCTTATGCGAACACGGGAAAGGAATCGAAAAGCTGGACGATGTTCTCTGGTGGGAGAATCCCAGGGCGAAGAAAAGAGTTAAAGAGAATGGCATCTGGGTAGAGCAGGAACAGAAAGTTATGCATGGAGATGTCTTATATAAGATTCTTTGCACGATGCAACGCAAGTATGGTGTTGAATTTCTGTTTTGCGACAAGAAAGACACTGGCAAAAGAATTTTGGAGATTCTGTCAAATGAATAAAGAAACAATTAAACAACAGAATAGCATGAGGGACGTTCTAAGCAGATATGGCATGGTTCCAAACAGAGCAGGATTCGTTCGGTGCCCATTTCATCCGAAAGATCGTACTGCATCCATGAAAATTTACAAAGACAGCTACTATTGCTTCGGATGTGGTGCGACTGGTGACATTTTTACATTTGTCCAGAACATGGATAATTGCGATTTTAAGACAGCTTTTACCATGCTTGGGGGAACTTACCAGAAACCAGATTTCTCTTCCAGAATGGCAATATATCACGCTCAGAAGCAAAAAGAAATGAGAGAGAAAGCAGAACGGAAGAAAAAAGAAGAATTGCAGGAATGTTTGTCCGATATTGACTTTTACAGGTCTGTTCTTGGCAGAGTAAGGCCATTATCAGATGGATGGTGTGAAGCATGGAACAAATTACAGCTTGCATTATATAAGCATGGATTCATAACAGGATTGGAAGAAGGTGATTAAAGAAAATGGAACAGATTAACAAGCTCACATCAGAATCAATTCTGGAAGAAGAAGTGTTTAATGAGATATTCAAGCAAGAAGATGAGATTCGCAAGGCACGTTTGACATTGACGCTTCTGGACAGGGCAAAAGGGCTTGGAGTAAAGAAGAAATTTGAGGATCTGTTAAAAGTCTACACAAAAGTACATAAGCAGATCCTTGAGAAAGAAAAACAAGAGAAACCTGTATCCACATTAAATCAATGGACAAATTTCTCTGATTGCGAATATGACCGCATGAAATGTCTCAACTGGATGGCAGATGATGAGGGAATCAGGATTTCAAATACAAATCCAGGATCACCGGATATTATAGCCTGTTATCATCCGATTCTTCCAATCGAACGAATGAAAAACATGGAGACTGGAGAAGAGCAGATTAAGCTTGCATATAAGCGAAACGGTAAATGGTCTGAAATTATCGTTCCAAAGACAATGATTACATCCGCGACTAAAATCGTAGGGCTGTCAGCGTTGGGAATTTCAGTCACTTCGGAAAATGCGAAGTATCTGGTCCGGTATCTGTCAGACGTAGAAAATGCCAATGATGATTATATCAACATCCAATATTCTTCTAGCAAAATCGGGTGGATTCAAGATTATTTCTTACCCTATGACAAGGATATTGTATTTGATGGAGATATGAGGTTCCGGCAGTTATACGAAAGTATCAGTGTAGGTGGCAGCAGAGCAGAGTGGTATGAACATGTAAAAAAGGTTCGTGCTACTGGAAGAATCGAACCAAAAATCATGTTGGCTGCAAGTTTTGCAAGCATTCTAATTAAACTGGTCGGTGCTCTTCCGTTCTTTGTGGACTTATGGGGTGAAACCGAGGGTGGTAAAACTGTGACGCTTATGTTGGGGGCTTCCGTCTGGGCAAATCCGGGTGAATCACGATACATAGGAGACTTCAAGACAACGGATGTGGCGCTGGAAGCAAAGTCCGATATGCTTAACAATCTTCCATTAATTCTGGATGATACTTCAAAGGTGTCGGCTAAAATCCGAGATAATTTCGAGGGAATTGTGTACGACCTGTGTTCTGGAAAAGGAAAGAGTCGCTCCAACAAGGAGCTGGGTGTTAACCGGGAGAATCGCTGGCAGAATTGTATCCTTACTAACGGTGAACGTCCACTGGCCGGGTATGTCAGCCAGGGCGGAGCTATTAACCGAATTATTGAGGTTGAGTGTTCCGAAAAGATATTTGATGATCCACAGCTTACCGCAGATACTCTTAAAAAGAACTACGGATACGCAGGAATCGATTTTGTGAATGCAGTTAAGGAAATGTCCATTGACGATATAAAAGCCATACAGAAGCATTTTCAGAGCCTTATACAGGATGATGATAAAATGCAGAAGCAAAGCATATCAATGAGCATTATCCTGGCAGCAGATAAAATCGCAACAGATCAGCTATTCCATGATGGCCAGTACATTGACATTGAGACGGCGAAGAGCCTCCTGACAGAGAAAGAAATGGTATCTGAAAACGAACGTGCTTACTGGTTCGTGCTTGATAAGATTGCCATGAACGGAATTAAATTCGATGATAACCCAGATATAAAAACAGAAAGGTGGGGAATTATTGACAATGACCCGGTAGAGAAAACGTCGACTGCAATAATCTATAGTGCAGCGTTTGATGATCTGTGCAAAATTGGAAGATTCTCAAGAAAAGCATTTTTGTCATGGGCTGTTAAGAAGGGACTTGTGGAAACTGACAGCAGAGGTTATCCGACCAAGGCGAAGAAACTGGACGGAATTGTTACAAAATGTGTGTTCTTGAAAATTGTGGATGAAATTCCAAAAGGATTTGTTAATTGTAATGATGATTTTGAGATTACAGACGATATTGTGTTTGATTAACAAACAATTCGTTCAAAAGGTAACCTGGTAACCTAGGTAACCTTTGATTCTGCATATATATATTTGAGTATTTATATGCACATATTGAGTATAAAAGTTTCCCTATATGAGAAAGTCAGGGTTACTCGGTTACTCGGTTACTTTCCAGTAAAATCAAGGGTTTGCGGATTTTTGAACGGTTACGTTTCGGTTACTATCGGTTACTCATAAAGAAGGTGAATAATGAAAGTAGAAGCTAAAGATATTCCGATCATGCACAAGTTCATGCCAGAGTTTTGGAATGCAATAAAAGAATTTTACAATGTGAAAAATGATGATGAATATTTTGGTGCATTACATAAAAAAATCGAGGATTTATATGAAATCTATCCAGACAGTTTGGCAAGATATCTGTCTTTGGCACTCTATAAATGGGCGGAAGATGTGTCAACAGGGAAATGTAAAATATAAGAAGCACGGAAAAGAATGTCGTATAAACACAGCAATGGCATGGCTTGGCGAGGAAGTGCGAAGGAATTGCTACGAAAGGTTCTGAAATGATGTGCATGGCTGTGGCATAGCCATGAAGCGAGGAGCGGTGCAGAGGCATGGAGGCGAATTACTGGAAGGTGGCTTACTTGAGACGGACAACCCCGGTACGCCACGAGCGTATCGAGTGACAGGATATAAGTTCAGAAAGGTGAAGGAAAAATGAGTAGCAAGTTAAAAGTCAAGAAAAAGACCAGATTTCCTGTTCAGACTTCTAATCAGGCAGCTCAGGCGTTCGGGCGTTCAATGCAGATCTGTTATAGACAGATAAAAGACGTAGAGCAGCAAGCCTACGAGGATGGATTCACTGTTGGTGAAGATTGGAGCAACACGATCAACACTGTCACTACCATGATGGCTCTGAGACGTTTATATGGCTTTTCCACGAAGCGTTTGCTCACAGTCGCACAAACTTCCAATGAATACGTCAAAATGGCAAATAGGGGCGAAATGAGCGTTCTGAGCATGATACAGGACATTGAAGAGAACACAGATGTAAGATTTGACGAGATGAATAAGAATCTGGTTAAGAAGATGGGAGTTTAAAATCATGTACTAACTGCACAATAGCGTGTCAGTCACTTACATGGGGAAAGTGAGGATGTAATGACAGAACAGGAAAAGAAGGAACTTCTGGACGAACTTGAAAAGCGCATGGACGAGAAATACAAAGGTTGCCTTACCAGAGAAGACGTCGCAACCACATTAAAGGCACCAAGAGAAAAGTGGTTCAGAGATGAGAATGGAAATGGAAGATATTCTCTTATGGCAGATGCTTTTGATTCCACCATTATCTCGTGGCAGGTCTGGGAAACAATCCGAAAGTTGACTTGTGTTATCTGCGGTAAGCAGTATGTTAGACAACTTGCAAATGTAGAGAATGCGGATGAGGTTGCAGAGAAACTTTGCCAGTTTGTCTATGATTTGAAGATGGGATTCAAAGAGCAGGAGAATGGAAATGAAAAATAATAATTACACTTCTTTTTTCAAAACGAAACCAAAGAAAGTAGAGAGATACATTCGTTGCAGAAAATGTGGTGGAAATATGGAATGGAGTAGAGAGTTTCCGCCACAAATCAAATGTACAAGGTGTGGACATACTGTATATCCACAACCTTATGAACCAGATTGTACCACACTGCCAGAAACATGGGAAAAATATTCTGAATTATATGAGAAAGTGAGGACACAAAATGTTAATCAGAAGTCAGAATAGAGAATTTTTAATCAATTTTAACAATTCAATCGTAATCAATATCATGGATATTGAAGGAACCGTGAAGATCGTATGCTCATATTCATGCAAGGATTATATTATTGGACATTATTCATCAAACGCAAAAGCTATGAAAGTATTGGATATGATTCAGGAAGCCTATGTAAATGGACATATCGATTATCAGATACCAGAGGATAGTGAGGTGGTTGTATGATTACATTCTTATTAGGATTCACCCTTGGAACCATATTCGGAGTGGCTGGTCTTGTATGTGTGGCGATTATGTACGATAAGCACCACCCAGACGATTAGAAAGGAGAACGGTATGCTGACAAGGAACAAAAAGCTGAAAGACTACGGTATTCCGGCAGAAGACATAGAAAAACTGAATACGATGCTGAAAGACTTCCCGGCAGAGTACGGATACCTGCTTTCCAGTGCCGCCTTGTCAGCTTGCCCGAAGAACACGGTGATAGCGGATATGGTCATCGAGAATATCCTACACCGGAAAAGCTACAGGAAAATCAGCAAAGAAAGATATATCCCAATGAACCCGAAAGACTTTTATGGATACAGGCGCAAGACCGTCGCTGTACTGTATGAGAGGATGCGGTTGTTGGGAGTGTGGGAGGATGAAAGATGGGCAGATTAATTGATGCAGATAAATTGAAACATGCGATACATTGTGCATATTCTGATGATTTAGAGATCCTTGAAAAGATTGACGAGCAGCCAACAGCTTTTGATGCGGAAAAAGTTACGGAATCGCTTATGGACAGATTTCGTGTTGTTTCCAATGATGAAGACTTGGAATGGAACAGAGCTATAGATTATGCTATTAAAATCTTAGAAGGTGGTGGAGTTGAATGAGAGAAATTCTTTCCAAGGCAAAGCAGATTGATAATGGTGAATGGATAGAAGGGAGCCTCATAGATTTAGACATTGACAGCGGATATTGTTATATTGTTCCGCCGTATAAAAAAGCGAGTATATTGCCAATCATCTTTTTAATAACAGGCAGAATGAAATTGGTTGATCCAGAAACCCTCTGCCGGTTTACAGGACTTTGCGACAAGAACGGAAATAAGATTTGGAAGAACGACATTTTGATGTGTCATGGAAACCCAAAAGACCTTGTAAAAGCGGCATTTGGAGAATTTGGTGTAAGAAATATTGAAACCGGCTCCATAGTAGACAAAGTTGTCGGATGGCATTATGAGGTTGTTCCGACAGATACAATCAGCAGATGTGAACCATTCTGCTGGTCAATGCCACTGACCAAAGATTATATCGACAGGTGCGAAATGGAAGTAGTTGGCAATATTTTCGACAATCCAGAGTTGTTACAGGAGGAACACAAATGAGCAAATCAGTATTAGTGATTGATACACCGAAGAACTGCTATGATTGCCCGTTCGGAACTGAATACTGCGGCGATTCTGAATATGAGGGGTGTTGTGAGTTAGCTGAGTGCTTAGACAGTGACATGAGGCTTATAACAGAAGAGCATTATGATTACGAAAGTGAATCAAGACCAGATTGGTGTCCATTGAAGCCACTGCCGGAGAAAAGTACTACCGAGAATGATATGACGGATTATCAGCGCGGGATGGTCGATGGTCGAAATCAGTGCATTGATGAGATTGTATGAGAGGTAGAGCAGATGAGCAAGAAAGTAAAGTGTTGTGAATGCGATTCTTTTATGGGATGGGCTTTGCCAAGAGGGGTAGATAAAGACAATTACGAATATGCGAAAGAAGTTTTGAAGTTAGCATCTACTACAGGAATATGTGAATATACCATGAAAACCAAGGCAAGGTCGCATGAGCAGTATTGCAGAAAATTTAAAAAAGACAAGTTTTTAGAACGACATAACGATTTTTTTAAAGATGAAATTTTAAAACTTGAAAACATGATCAAGGAATATGAAAAAGAAAATTTTGTGGAAGTAGACGAATCATGGAAAGCTCATTTTATGAGAAGATTTCAAGAGGTGAAGTAGATGGAGAGATTAACAGATTACTCAGACGATGAATGCACATATATCATTGGCGTTGGGAATAAAACTTGCGAAGAATTTTGTAAATACGTAGTAGATGGATGCAGGAATTGCTATATCCAACAAGTGTTTAAAAAACTTGCCGACTACGAGGACTTAGAAGAACAGGGCTTGCTTGTGAGATTGCCGTGTCCTATTGGCACAACTGTATGGGATATATGCGGAATGGACATTCGGGAAAATGTGGTAAGCGGACTTGAATATGACAAAGGCGGTAAATGGTTTTTATGGGCAAATGAGGACGAGTGTCTTGGAGAGTTAAATGTTTTGGTATTCCTCAATCGTGAAGAAGCTGAAAATAAGTTGGAGGAACTCAAAAATGAAATTTAAAGAATTTGTAAACTGGTGCAATGAAAGAGCCTGTGATGGATGTTGGGGAATGCTAGAAGCAATAGCGTGTATTAATTTAATAAATGAGATTATGAAAATTCAATTTTGGAAAAGAGAAAAAATCTGGAAAGAAAATTATGAGCGACAGGTATTGGAAGAGATTATTAATCCGATAGAGAAGAAGTTGGAGGAGATGAAGAAAAAATGAATTCCATAATTGTTTATTGGGATGATATTGTTGATAAGTTTGATGCTTGTCAAATAATAGATAAATTTATTTATGATTCGTTTACGATGCTTATTAGTCCTAATGAACATGTTCAAACAGGGTTGATTTTTGAAATAGCAACTAATAACGGGAATCCTAATGAATGCTCTTGCAAAGCCATCTTCGTAGACTTGGAAAAAGAAAAAGAGGTATACATAGGAGAATTTAATTGGAGTGTGCATGGTGAATATACTACTGTAGAAATATACGAAAAAGATAGAGAATACGAGGAAGCTTATGCAAACTGGGCGAGTAATATATATGCAATAATGTCTTATATAATGACGACCGAAAGAAAAAGAGTGGAAAAGCAAAGGCCTGTGCAAATGGCGAATTCCAAAAAGAAGCATAAAGCTAAAAGTAAAAATAAGAGCGTCTATCTTCTTTCGGAAATCGTGGATTACGTGAATGATAATGACCTGCTGATAAAACCAAGTAAAAATCACAAAATCACTTGTCCTTGTTGGAACGTAAGAGGACATTACAGGACGTATAAGAGCGGCAAGAAAGTATTTGTAAAGCCTTTCGAGAAAGGGAAAGAACGTGGAAAAGTAGCACCAAAACAGCATGTTTATACGATTTGAGAGGAGTGATAAATATGCCAGACAAACTTACACCAGACATAACCCCGCAACTCGCCATATCAGCATTCACAGTACTACATCAATATTGCAGCTCGATCAGACCACATGACTGCATCAGATGTACATTTTATGAGCATTGCCCGGAGTGCTTCATGGGGTGTCCGGGAGATCAGGGTGAGACGATCAGAAAATTACAAAGCAATGAATAAAATTAGAGAGTCGGTATTTACCGGCTCTTTTTAGTGCAAAATTCCTCAAACATGTACCACAACTTTTCTGCCAACCTATGATAGAATATACTCAGAAGTGTTACTATGGGGTTTTATAGCCAGAAATGAGGTGATGATATGGCGAACTTAAAAGCAGTTACAAGAAAACTTCAAAAAGCTATATTATCCACCGGATTAATTATAAAAATTGGAACGTCACAATTTTACAGCAAAGAACAGGAAAGATTGATTACTCTTACCATAATCTCAACGCCTACACTTCATTTGACCAAAAGAAAAGAATGGAAAGATTGTGATTATGAAATATTACGAACTGCATCCCAGTATGATGTAGTCATGTGCTTAAAAGAAATATGGGAGGCGTGCCAAGAATGGAAATAGATAGAGGTGATTAGATGGACTTAACGCCTAAACAGAAAGCGTTTGCAGATGAATATATAAAAAATGGCGGAAATGCATCTGATGCCGCGAGGAAAGCTGGGTATAGCGAGAAAAACGCAGAAGTAATAGGAGCACAGAACTTAAGAAAACTTAATATTTCTTCCTATATAGCCGAAAAACAGTCTCTCATCGAAAAACAAAAAGGCACTGACATCATGTCTCTGGCAGAAATCCAACAGCGCCGTTCCATGATTGCAAGAGGCGAGCTGACTGATTCATTCGGATTTGCTCCGGACTTCTCCGATCAGCTGAAATCTATGAATGATCTGGAAAAAACGCTTGCTATAAAAGAAGCCAGAGAAGAGCAGCGGAAAGCAGAAGAAAAAGCCAGATTACAAAGCGAATATCATATTGATCTGGATATTGTCCCGGACGTATTTCATAAAATGATTAGAGATATCCGGAAAAAGAAACATAGCGAATACATTCTCCCCGGCGGGCGTGGATCCATGAAGTCATCGACAATATCATTGATTATACCGGAACTGCTGAAGAATAATTCGAACATGCACGCTCTGATTCTGCGAAAAGTCGGAAACACTATCAAAGATTCTGTTTATGCTCAGATGAAATGGGCTATTGATAAATTAAATCTAAATGAGGAATTTACGTGCAAGGTATCTCCTATGGAGATTACGTATAAGCCCACTGGACAGAAGATTTACTTCCGCGGTGCTGATGATCCATTAAAGATTAAGTCCATCAAGCCAGAGTTTGGATATATAGGTATTGTCTGGTTCGAGGAATTAGATCAGTTTTCTAATCCAGAAGAAATCCGAAACATTCAGCAGTCTGCTATTCGTGGTGGTAATGAAGCGTATAAATTCAAGTCGTTCAATCCACCTAGGAGTAAGAATAACTGGGCGAATGAGTATACGGCAGAAGCGGAAGAAAAAGATAAAAATGTAATGGTTGTGCATAGCACATACCTTGATTTGGGGATTGAACAGGAGTGGCTTGGAGACGTATTTCTTGCAGATGCTGAACATCTAAAAGAAGTAAATCCAGATGCTTACGACAATGAGTATTTAGGACATGCCAACGGAAATGGTGGAAATATCTTTGAATATATCGAGGAAAGAACTATCACAGACGAAGAAATCAGCCATTTTGATAGAATTTATCAGGGGGTTGACTGGGGTTGGTATCCGGACAAATATGCTTTCTCCAGAATCTATTATGATTCAGCTAGAGAAACAATCTATTTCATTGACGAGATTTACGAAAATAAAAAATCAAATGAATGGACTGCGAACGAAATCAAGCGAAGACAATACGATGATTATGAAATTACTTGTGATTCTGCCGAACCTAAATCAATCAATGATTACAGAGATTTAGGACTTCCGGCAAGGGGAGCAATCAAAGGACCAGGAAGCATTGAGTATTCTATGAAGTGGCTGCAAAGAAGAAAACTTGTGTTTGATCCAAAAAGAACGCCAAATGCTTGCAAAGAGTTCAAGAAGTACGAATACGAACGCGACAAAGACGGAAATATTTGCAGCGGATATCCGGATAAGGATAATCATATAATAGACTCCGTCCGGTATGGCTCAGAGTCATTATGGAGAAGAAGGGGGTACAGTGCATAAAATGTTAGATAGGTACTTTTCAGATAAAATAAATAAATTCTTAAGCATCGGTTTAAAAATATATGGATCATCTGACATTAACGAAATCTTAAAAGTTGTAGAATATGAAGACATTATTGTGCGAGATACTTCTGTAAGATGGATGGATTTTAAAAGGTAGATTAAATGGGACTTATAACAACACTAAAAAGGTGGTTTAACATGATATTCAAAAAACAAGCCGAAGAGGATTTTAATATCCAGGCGGCAGAATTCCCGGAGATGGAATCACTGATTAACCGGTGTGCGAACATCTATAGGGGTGCGCCGGAATGGCTGGATGATGAGGATAATATCAAGACGATCAATTTCGCGAAAACTGTCTGCTCAGAGACAGCACGGCTCACAACGCTGGCAATCGGCATCCAGATCGGCGGTTCCGCAAGGGCTACATGGCTTCAGAAACAGATTAACAAGGTATATTTTCAGATACGTCACTGGGTAGAGTACGGTTGCGCCTATGGAACGGTTTTCATCAAGCCGAACGGTGAGAGCCTTGATGTATTTACTCCGGCAGATGTGATGATTGTGGATTATGACAATCAGGAAATAAAAGGGATTATATTCAAGGATTCTTATACTGTTGGACGAAAATACTATACACGGCTTGAATATCATCGTTTTGTTGAAACCACCGTGGACGGCGTGACAACTTACCCATATTATGTTTCTAATAGAGCCTATGTATCAAAATCCCCTCAGTCAATTGGCAATAAGATTGACCTTAAACAGACCAAATGGGCTGATCTCATGGCAGATACGCCACCGATTCTCAAGGCAAACGGAGAAAAGCTGGACGGACCGCTTTTCGGAGTTCTACGGACGCCACAGGCGAACAATGTGGATATTAGCACACCACTGGGCTTGCCGGTTTTTGCTGAAGGCATTGAGGAGCTGGGAGACATTGATGTTGCGTATAGTCGGAACGCGGGGGAAATTAAAGACTCTCAGAAGATTGCTCTGTTAGATGATAGACTACTGATGCCAAGCGGTACACCTGTTTCAGCCATGTCACCACGAGGTATGGAGAACAGGCGAAACGAGATGAAATTGCCGCATTATGTCAAGAACGTGTTCGGACAGGACGAAAAAGAGTTTTATCAGGAAATCAATCCACAGCTCAACACGGATGCACGGTTGGCCGGAATCAATGCGCTACTGTCACAGCTTAGCTACAAATGTGGATTTAGCAGTGGTTATTTTGTGTTTAACGAGAAAACTGGAATGGTGACGGCTACGCAGGTGGAAGCGGACGACCGCCGGACAATTCAGTTTATTAAGGACGTTCGGGATAAGCTGGAGGATTGTCTGAATGGCGTAATCTATGCACTCAATGTTTTTGCCGACCTGTACGATCTAACTCCGGTGGGCGTTTATGAAACAACATACGACTTCGGAGACATAACCTACAACAGAGAAGAAGACCGTGCAAGATGGTGGCAGTATGTTGTACAGGGAAAGGTTCCAGCATGGCTGTTTTTCGTAAAATTTGAAGGAATGACCGAGGAAGATGCAAAAGCAATGGTTGAAGAAGCTCAGCCAGACGAACCAACATTATTCGGAGAGGAGTAAAAAGATGGCAGATACGTTCAAGGGAATAATCACAGCAGACGGAAAGAAGAGACAGTTGCCTTATAGAAATGTTATCGAAACGCCCGTGTCTGATGAAACATTGTCCATACAGGGAGCATTTGCCGACTCCAAAGCCGTAGGCGACAAATTCAAAGAAGCAAAGACAGAAACTGATTCACTAAAGGAAGATTTATCCAACAAAATTACAAAGTTCTACGCATCGAATCAGGGTAAAACTCATATCACTGATTCTGACAATGGAAAGATTCAAGATATGATGCTGTATGGCAAATCATCACAGGATGGAACGCCAACGCCAGAGAATCCAGTTGAGATTAAGAGCGTTGTGAATCCGACTATGAAGGTGTGTGGGAAGAATTTGCTAAATGCTACTTTGCAGACTACTACAGTGAATGGTGTTACTTGTACTGCAAATGGAGATGGAACGTATACGTTGAATGGGACCACTACAACGATAACAACATTTGATATTGCACAGGACGTGTCTTGTAGTTCATTTAGACTTGTAGGGTGTCCAGTTGGGGGAGCTCATGATGCGTCTTACGAATTACAAGCAAGAACTAATAATTTGATTTATGGATATGATACAGGTGATGGTAAAAATATAAAAGCTGATAAAAATTTTTTCATAAGAATTAGAATAAATACTGGAATTAATTGTAACAATCTTCTTTTCAAACCAATGATCGTAGATGCTTCCCTATACCCAGATGCCACCTACGATGATTTCGAACCCTACCACAAACAGACCGTCACCCTGCCGTATACTCTCAACGCAATCCCTGTAGAATCAGGTGGTAACGTCACAATCGACGGTCAGCAGTATATTGCGGATTATGTGGATGTGGAACGTGGGAAGTTGATAAGGATGGTTGATTCTTCTAAGTTAGATAATACACAATCTATTGTAAACAAAACCGAATGGTTGTTAGCAGAATCACAAGAAATTGACCTTACCACAGAAGAAATTACCGCATTTAAAGCACTTACAACATATTATCCAACTACAAACATCAGCGTTAATAGCGAACAGCTTGACGGATATACAGCATTTAACTATCCAATAAGCATGGCAAATGGGTGGAATTATGTCAAAAAGCAACTTAACGATAACCGAGATTATATCTATGACATGGATATACAATCAGCAGAAGCCTATGTCAACAGTGAATATGCAGTAGCATTAACAGAATTGGAGGTATGATTATGTTATATAGAACATTACTAAAACTTAAAGAAAGAAATGGACTTACAGACGATTTGAAGAATAAAATTGATATTTTCTTTGCAACTGGTAGGATTACTGAAGAACAGTATAATGAGCTGATGGATGTTAATAAGGAAGGAACTGAAAGCGGAAAATAATTAACTGATGGAAGCTTTATGACTAAATTCTATGACTAATCTATAACTTTCTATGACTAATTTTATCTGATATTTAGTCATAGCTTTAATTAACCATCAAAAGGGCCAAAACATGTACCACGACTTTTATCGAAAGAGGTGATATATTATGCTTAGTCCAGAATATTTACGTAGAATAACAGAGGGCAGTGAGCAGATTGCCGAAGAACTGCATCAATATATCATCTCTGAGATCGTGTCGAGAATGGTGGCAAGAATCGGCAGAGGTGAAGATTATATTCTGACTAATGCCGATGCGTGGAGAATCAGAACACTACAGGAATCCGGTGAACTGTTAGAGGACATTCTGGCAGAATTATCCAAATGCACCAAACGTGAACAGCAGGAACTTCTTGAAGCGTTTGAAGATGCCGGAATCACTGCAATGAACTATGATGATAAGGTATATAAGGCGGCAGGATTAAGCCCTGTACCGCTCGAACAGTCACCGGCTATGATAAGGCTCATGGAGCGAAATATGCTTGCGACTATGGGCGAGTGGAAGAACTTCACAAGAACAACCGCAAGCGCCGCTCAGAGGCTCTATATCGAGCAATGTGACCTTGCATATAATCATGTAATGTCTGGGGCAGTCGGGTATACACAAGCTATTAAAGAAGCAGTTAATAACGTTGTGAGTGATGGTGTTACTGTCACATATCCATCTGGCAGAAAAGATACGATTGAAACAGCAGTCGCGCGTTCTGTCAGAACTGGTGTGGCACAGGCTACCGGAGATATATCCCTAAAACGCATGGAAGAAATGAACTGGGATTTAGTTCTGGTCAGCGCGCACATGGGAGCCAGAACGGGTGACGGTGGTCAGAATCCCGGAAATCACTCATGGTGGCAAGGCAAGATATACTCTCGTTCTGGCAAGAGCAAGAAATTTCCACCGTTCTCATTGACCGGATATGGAACGGCAAGTGGACTGTCAGGGGTCAATTGTCGGCATAGTTTTGGAGCCAGTGATGGAGAATTTAATCCCTATGCAGAACTATCAGCGCAGGACAAAGCCAACAAGGGAAAGCAGTACGAAAAGGAACAGCGGCAACGTACTTACGAGCGAAGAATCCGAAAGGCAAAGAGAGAAGTCCTTGGAATGCAAACGGCGGTTGACAACTGCAAGGACGAACAGACGAGATTTGCACTCCAGCAAGACCTTGACCGGAAGTCTTATCTTTTGCAGAAGCAAAATGCTGCATACAAGGCTTACTGCAAGCAGAACGACCTGAGGGAGCTACAAGACCGACTCATGATTGCTAAGTGGAACCACCAGAATGCCGCAAAAGCCAGAGGAGCGGCAAAACGATATAAGACAGCAAAGGGGATTGACTGATGGATAGATGGGAATATTACAATCCGAATCCTGCTGGAAATCGAGTCGGAGATTGTGCTGTTCGGGCAATATGTAAAGCAACCGGCTTCGACTGGGAAACGGTTTTTACCGGATTAATGATACAGGCATGTACTCTGTCAGATATGCCATCAGCTAATTACGTTTGGGGAGCGTACCTCTACAAACATGGGTACAGACGCAAACTGATTGAGCAATCAGAACGGTATATCTATACAGTCAATGATTTTTGCGCAGATCATCAGACAGGCACATACATTCTCTGCATAGATGGTCATGTGGTGACAGTACAAGATGGTAAATATTATGATACATGGGATTCCGGAAATGAAGTCCCGGTATATTACTGGGAAAAGGAGTAGCTAAATGAGCATACAGGAATTTATTCAGTTTTTTCTTTCAATCTGTGGAGGAGTATCAATTATTGGAGGGGCAGCAGCTGTTGTTTTTAAATGGATTACTCCGGCATTTCGACTCAACAAGCGAGTTGAGACACTGGAAGAACATGATAAGCGAGATTACGAGAGTCTTCAGAGGATTGCGGAACGTGATTCATTGATTCTGGAAGTGCTATCAACAATGTTGGACAGTCAGATTAGTGGAAATAACGTCGAGGAATTAAAAAAAACAAAACAGAAGCTTACAAATTATCTTGCACAGAATCAACGTTAGCATTAGTAAGGGGTATGCTCATGAAATTATATGTGTTCACGAAAAAAGATATAGACAGGTTCTTGATAGAGTGCAATTTCACACCGGACGAAGAAAGACTGTTCCGGTTGAGATGCCAGGAACGCACTCTCGAATACTGTGCTGAGCAGATGAATGTGAGCATATCAACAGCAAAGCGGTTAAGCCGGAGGGTGAATAATAAAATAATTAAAGTATGCTAAAAAGTAAGGAGAGGATTTTCTACCCTCTCCCATTTTTTTAACAAAAATCTTCTTTTACAGCTCTTTCAAGTAGCTTTATAACATATTCTGGTGGAGTTCGCTTGCCACTCTCCCAGTTTTCTATGCTTCTTTTAGGAATACCATATTTTTCAGAAAAAGCTTGCTGGCTCAGATTTGTAAAATTCCTTAATTCCTTTACATCCATATATTAACCTCTCGTTTCTTCCCAATCGCCATCGTCAAAAATGGTAACCTGTCTATGTATCGTCTGCATCCAGTCTTCACCAGTGGAATTTCCGAACGAATCTCGGCTTTTTCTCGGTACTTCCTGTTCTAATTTCACATAACGACACCACGTAGATTCGTCTTTTACTATTTTCCATCCTTTTTCAACTAATTGCTTAATCCTTTCTTCGCCCGTCATTTTATTATCCTCCCTTGACTATATTTTTACCTTCGTGGTATAATGGCTTTGTCACTTACAGAGGGATGTTCTGTAAGCGGAGTGCCTAACGATTCCGGGCACCACGGATTGAAATAATAATTTTAGGTATAAAGAGCTAGTTTTGCATGCTTAGCTCTTTTTACTTTGCATTTTTTCCGTCTCCATAACATTTATAAAACGCTTCAACCAGCTCTGCCAGTTCCTGCGGCGTGAGATTTTCTTTTAGGTCATCCGGGATACGATTGTAATTGCGCGCAAAGGTTTCAACACAATCTCCAATTTTGCATGCCTTTTTGACCTGTTCAAGTTTGTACATTGCTCCGATTTCTTCAGCTGTAAACATCCCTTTTCTAAGAGCTTCACGGCCTTCTTTGTCTCGATCAAGCCCCAATGATTTTATCGCTACCTTCTTACTAATGACTCCGATTCCTTGTATTTTCATTTTAATCCTCCTTTATTATAAAACGCGATATCTCACGATATCTTCAACTTTCTCAGGACTTCCATACCAGTATTTTTCGTCTGGATTCCATTTAAGCCCAAATTCTTTTAAAGTTTTCCTACAATTAAAAGTATTTCCAGAAACAACTCCGTCTCCAAGGTTAAAAAGAACTTCGCATCCATCAAGGAAAGTATTGAAATATTTGCCAAGCTTTGCGAGCTTGAGATCTTCTTTAGCTTTTTCCCATGCTCTTTTAAGTGCTACAGAAATAGTACATTTACACTGTCTTACGATACTCCATGCATTTTTCATGATTTCTGATTTGTTATACTTCATAATGATTACCTCCTAAATGATTCCTTATTTCCTCTTGTTGATATTATAATACCACCCAGTGAGTGATATGTCAATACTTTTTTGACACTTTTTCGAACTTTTTAGATTGATATATCTATGTAAAAATATAATCAGAAAGGCGGTGTATAAGATGGCATTATATAACAATCCTTATCAATATAGCTTTGGCGTTCCTGGGCAGATGAACCAGTTCCAGCAACAGCCTGTCCAGATTCCAACTCAACCAGTACAGCAACCACAGCAGAATAATAGCGGTATCCTGTGGGTATCCGGCGAAGTCGGCGCAAAATCCTATCTGGTAGCACCCGGGACAAGTGTTTTGCTGATGGACAGCGAAAGTGAAAAGTTCTACATAAAATCCACAGATGTATCCGGTATGCCACAACCACTGCGGACATTTGAATACCACGAGGTAGGTTCTCAGATGCCGCCTAAGCAGACTGTTCAGAACATGGACAGTAAATATGTTACTCGACAGGAATACGATGATTTGAAAGGCAAATACGAAGTTATCATAAACCGATTAAATTCATTTTCTGAACCTGTTAGGGCTAATACCGTACAGGAATCAGCGACAAAGGGAGGAAATGCAGATGAGTAATCCATTATTTAACGCACTTGGCGGCGGGATGCCGCAGGGAAACGGACCAATGCAGATGATACAACAGTTTATGCAGTTTAAACAGAATTTTAAGGGAGATCCGAAAGCAGAAGTCGAGAAAATGTTGCAGTCTGGAAAGATTTCTCAACAGCAGCTCAATCAAGTTCAACAGATGGCAGGGCAATTCCAGCGCATGTTGAAAGGAATGAAATAGTACATTACAATCTGGCCAGATTGATGTAAATACACAAAAAGGAGATTATATTATGGATGGAAATTATAGCTTAGCAGATATTGCCGCTGCTACTGGAAACGGCAGAAATAATGACGGCATGTTTGGTGGAGATGGCAGCTGGTGGATTATTGTTTTATTTATTTTTGCTTTCTTCGGATGGGGAAACAACGGATGGGGCAATAATGGAAACGGCGGAGGATATGTAGCTACAGCAGCTACTCAGGCAGATATTCAGAGAGGATTCGACAATTCCGCTGTAATCAGCAAGCTTGACGGAATCAATAGCGGCCTGTGTGATGGCTTCTATGCTATGAATAACGGTATGCTTACCGGATTTAACGGAATCAACACAAACATCATGCAGACTGGTTTCGGCATTCAGCAGGCTATTAATGCTGACACTGTAGCAAATATGCAGAATACCAATGCACTCCAGGCACAGCTTGCAAACTGCTGCTGCGAAACCAGAGAAGCAATCCAGGGCATAAACTACAACATGGCACAGAATACCTGTGCATTGCAGAACACCATGAACAGTAACACAAGAGACATTATCGACAGCCAGAACGCCGGAACAAGGGCAATCCTTGATTACCTGTGCAACGAGAAGATATCCAATCTCCAGGCTGAAAATAACGACCTCAGACGTGCCGCTTCTCAGGATCGCCAGAGTGCGCTTCTCACAACTGCAATGGCTTCTCAGACACAGCAGCTCATTAATGCGATTAATCCAGCACCGATTCCGGCATATCAGGTTCCTAATCCGAACACATATTACGGATGCGGATGCAACACCGGATGTAATTGTTAACAACTTCATATCGAGAGTATCTTTCGATTGATTCGGATGTCGGCTTATGCCGTATTACACAGAGGGGCAGGCTGAGACCTGTCCTTTTGTGATATGAAAGGAGTATTTTTATGGCAGAATTTACAAATGTAGCTGCAAATGGAAACGTAGTATTTTCAAACACAGCAGTCAAAGGTTCTAACTGCATTCAACACAGGGAGGGAAGTGGAATCATTACGCTGAGAGGACTTACTAACCAGTGCAAGGCTAGATTCTTCGTGGATTTTTCTGGTAATATCGCAATTCCAACAGGCGGTACTGTCGGAGCTATTTCTCTGGCTATTGCAATCTCTGGCGAGCCTGTATTATCTTCACAGATGATTTCCACACCGGCAGCAGTAGACCAGTATAACAATGTGTCCTCTGGTATCTATATTGATGTACCTCGCGGATGTTGCGTTAATATCGCAGTAGAGAACACAAGCGATCAGGCTGTTTCTGTTGCGAACGCAAACATTGTTGTGACCAGAGAAGCATAGGAGGTGTGATTATGAGAGACATTAAAGACTTATGTGCAAGAATTGAAGACGAACTGTCCAAAATTGCTGACAGTGGGCTGACCACTGGAAATCTGGAAATGACATACAAACTGATTGATATGTATAAAGATATCAAGAATACGCAGTACTGGGACAAGAAAGTGGAATATTACAATACTGTCCTTGATGAGATGCGTGGTGGCTACAATGACGATTACAGCGAACGTGGAAGAAAGCGCGACAGCATGGGGAGATATAGCTCAAATGATGGCAGAATGATGCCGGATTACGACAGAGGCAGTTCTTATGCCAGACGTGGGGAACATTATGTCAGAGGGCATTACAGCCGTTCTGACGGACGAGACGCTTACGATGACTACATGACACAGAAACAGAGCTATCGTTCTGGCAAATCTGAGGACTGTAAGAGGAAGATGCTTGCCGCTCTGGAAGAACATCTGGACGAACTCACAACAGAAATGAGCGATATGTCCAAGGATGCGGAGTGCCGGGAGGAACGTGATCTTGTTAAAAGATACGTGGAAAAGCTCCGTGATATGCTCTAATTAGTCAAAACATGTACCACAACTTTTTGGAGGTTCTGTGGTAAAATGTATTCATAAGGAAGATTCGTAAGTGGTTGTAGCCACTTGACATAGACATTTTTTCATTGATTCCTCCTTTCTTAGGCGCGTGTCCTTAACAGAAACAGGTTCGGGCGGAACCTGGAGGTTGAAAAGCGGATGCAATTTCCGACACGTACCATTGCCGTTAGTGCATGGCGGCATACCTCCTTGTGAGCATATAACTGAACAGTGAAATCCAACCCGTGCAGAGGTGTGCGACCGTATAGGCGGTGTTGACGTAGCCCGAACGTCCCGTGTTTAGGCATAGCACGTAAAATACCTTGCTAACCCGGGAATCCGGGTTATGTGGAACCTATCGGCTATAGGACAAATATCTATAGATACAAGTTTTCCAGTTCGACTCTGGAAGTTCCGCTTACCCTGCCAGTGGTCTAACTGGCTTAATCCACTTACCTGCGGCGGCAGGTCAATAAACACGACCAGGAGGATGTATATGCAGAAACTTATTGACACATTAAAATCATTTGGAATTGAAATCCCGGAGGATAAACAGGCAGATGTAAAGAAAGCACTCTCTGAGCATTACAAGAATGCTAAAGAAGTAGCGAAAACTCTGTCGAAAGTCGAAGGTGAACGTGATGACTGGAAAGAACGTGCTGAGACAGCAGAAGAAACCTTAAAAGGCTTTGACGGCATTGACCCGGCAAATGTCAAGACCGAGTTAGCGACTTGGAAACAGAAAGCGGCAGATGCGGAGAAAGAATTCAATGCGAAAATATACGAAAGAGATTTTGACGATGCTCTTAAAACTGCATTGGAAAATGTTAATTTTTCATCTCCAGCAGCTAAAAGATCTGTTACTGCTGATATCAAATCAGCTGGTCTTAAGCTTAAGGACGGAAAGATTCTTGGACTTAATGATTTACTTGAACAGATGAAACAGGATGAACCTGATACATTTGTAGATGAAAGTCAACGGCAGGCTCAGCAGCAACAGGCGAGATTTGCAACAGCGCGGATTGGACATCAGCAGACACCGGGAAGTATGACCAAGAAAGATATCGAAGCAATCAAAGACCCGTCCGAGAGACAGGCTGCAATTGCTCAGAATATCCAGTTATTCCAGTGATTTTTTACACCGACTATACGCCAGAGTATAGCCGCTAACCCAATACCTTAACAATTATGGGTAGAAAGGATTTTTTTATGCCAGCAAAAACAAATCTTATTATGACTAATGATATTCAGGTCACAGCACGTGAGATTGATTTTGTTACCAGATTCGAAAGAAACTGGCAGCACTTACGCGATATTCTGGGTATCATGAGACCTATCAAAAAACAGCCAGGTGCTGTACTCAAGTCCAAATACGCAGAGGGTACTTTGCAGAGCGGAAATGTTGGTGAGGGTGAGGAAATCCCTTACAGCAAGTTTACTGTAAAAGAAAAGAACTATGCGGAAATGACTATCGAGAAGTACGCAAAGGCTGTATCTATCGAAGCAATCAAGGATCACGGTTACGAGAACGCTGTTCAGATGACTGACGACGAGTTCCTTTTCCAGCTTCAGACTGATGTTACCGGCAGATTCTATGATTATCTGAAAACCGGTACACTTACTTCCACAGAAACTACATTCCAGATGGCTCTGGCAATGGCTAAAGGCCGTGTTGAAAACAAATTCAAACAGATGCACAGAAATGTGACTGGCGTTGTTGGATTTGTGAACATTCTGGACGTATATGAATATCTCGGAGCAGCTGAGATCACTATTCAGAACCAGTTCGGCTTCCAGTACATGAAAGACTTTATGGGATTCAATACAATCTTTTTACTGTCTGACAGTGAAATCCCGAGAGGACAGGTTATCGCTACTCCTGTTGATAACATCGTCCTGTACTATGTTGACCCGAACGAATCTGATTTCGCAAGAGCAGGTCTTGTATACACCGTATCTGGCGAGACAAACCTGATCGGATTCCATACACAGGGTAACTACCACACAGCAGTGTCCGAAGCGTTCGCAGTTATGGGACTTACTCTTTTTGCGGAGTACATTGATGCAATCGCAGTAATCACCATTGATGAAACACCAACACTTGGTACTCTGACAGTAAATTCCGTGGCTGGGACAGAGAGTGGTGATACAAAAATCACTGTAAATCCGGCTAAGGAAAATGTCAACAACGTATATAAATACAAAGTTGCAACAGAAGCAGTAACTGTTGGATACGGACAGAATCTCAGAAACTGGAGTACTTGGGATGGAAAAGCCGATATCACAGCGGCAACCGGGCAGAAAATCACAGTGGTTGAGTGTGACGGAACATACAAGGCACTGAATGCCGGAAGCGCAAGCGTAACAGCAAAATGATGATCGATTAGGAGGTAGCTGGCATGGCTTATGCAGATTATGATTTTTACACAGAATCCTATTATGGCAATGTCGTGCCAGAAGCTGACTTTGATCGTCTGGCAGCCAGAGCCAGCGATTTTATTGATACATTGACATTTAATAATTTGGTGGACGGACTGCCAGCTGATAAGCGTTCACAGAAACGTATTAAAAAGGCGGTCTGTTCACTGACTGAATTAATGTATCAGATTGAGCTTGCTGAGAAGAATGCTACCAATGCCGCTGTGAGCGGTACGTCAACCGCAATCGGGTCCGGTGGTAGCACGACAGGCATTGTAACATCTGTATCATCTGGCAGTGAATCCATCTCTTATGCAACGCCACAGCAGAAAGCATCAGGTGCAAAGGAATGGAGTGCAGTGTATGCCGCCGCCGGAGATGTACAGAAAACGAACGACTTGCTTCTTAAGACAGCTTTACCGCTTCTGATGGGAGTAAGGACGGATGATGGAATACCAGTTCTTTATGCGGGGGTGTGAATATGAAATGCAGACAATGCGGGAAAGAACTCAAACCACATTGGAGTACAGATATTTGTCTTGAGTGCTCAAGAGAAAATATGAAAAAGATATTTAGAGAAAACCCCGAAGTGAAACAGGCATTCCATGAAACTATTGAAGAACTTAAAAAGCCTGAAAACATTGCGAAAATGGCTAAAAATACTGCCGGTTTTATGAGTGCTATTCAGGCATTAAGGAGTGATAAATAATGGACATTTCAACATTAGGCTCATGCGTAGCAATCGTTATGATCTGCTACATCGTAGGAATGGGCTGTAAAGCATCAGAAAGAATCTCTGATGAATGGATTCCAGTAATCATGGCGGTTATTGGCGGAATTCTTGGAGCTGTCGGAATGGGAGTTATCCCGGATTTCCCGGCAACGGACTATATAACGGCAGTTGCGGTTGGTATGTTTAACGGATTGTCAGCAACCGGAGTAAATCAGGTTATTAAGCAGACAGTACAGAAAGAATGATTAAGGAGAGGGTATCATGTATAGCAAAACTGTGACGATTTTTGATTATTATGAATCAGCCACGACAGGAGATG